AAAGGGACCATTGATAAGGTAGGTGTACGGGGCCGGAATATGCGTAGTAAAAAAGAAAATATTATGGCTTCCAACACGCCTGGTCTGACCTTTCCACAGATTCCATATTCAGTGGAGCCAGTAATTGTTCCTTTTGATATTACCGAGGAATTCATCCGCCAAACTCAACGGGTACGTGGCCAAAATGCAGAGGATATCATCATGCGGGCTATGGCAAACAACTACGGTGAGAATATGCAGGACATCGGCTTTAATGGTGATACTGCAACTCTGAACACTGATCCGGATTATGAGTTTTTGAGCATAAATGACGGTTGGTTGAAGAAGGCACGTACCACCGGTCATTTTTTAGATTGGAAAACACTTTCGGCTAAAGAGAAAACAGGGATTTTGTTTGAGGTTGAACGTGCGATACCAACCCGATACCGAGCTGGTGGGGTGTTTAAATATTTCATGCATCCAAATACCTTCAGTGAGCGACTTCAGATGCTGGCAGAGAAGGACACCAGCGCATCTATTCAGTTGCAGATCTTGGGAGGGACGAAGAAAGTCAACGCGTATGATGTCGAAGAGGTCTGGAGTATGCCAGAAGGAGCCATTCTCTTTACGTATCAGCCGAACTTTGCGATGGTCCATACTTATGACATGCAGATTCGGAAGACGACTGAGGGCAAGGAGGCAATTTGGACTGATAAGCGTTTCTATGCGATTCATTCCGACTTTGATGCCATCTTCGAAGAGCCGCAAGCTCTGGCCTACGTGGAAGGGGTGGAGTTTTAATGCCATACGTAACCTACCGAGGCAAGAACGCCTCACTTCGGCTGTATAGTATTCGTTTTGAGCCGGCTAAGCCGGTACTGGTGGAAGATTCGGTTGTGCTGGAAAAACTGCATGAGCATCCTGATTTTGAAGTGAATGCGGAGAAGGTCGTTCCGCTGGAAGATCTGACAGTTCCCCAACTGAAGGACAAGGCGAAGAAAGCAGGCATTGACGGCTTTGCGGATATGAAGAAGCCGGATTTGATCGCCGCCCTGAAGGCACTGGAAGGCGGCGGTGTGCCGGATGCTGACAGCGACACACCTTAAGAGCCGTAGCCGCGTCAGTACTGTGCAGGAGGCTACTGACGCTCAGCTTGAGCAGTACATTGATGACGCACAGACCCGGATTGAGTTGTACTTACCTGTTTCTTTTCCGGAGGTGGCAGATAAGCAGCTCATGCTGGCCTGGGTCAAGCTGGCGGAGTCGCTGGCGTTGCAGGATAGTGAGGAATACCTGGCTTCCGTCGCCCGCGGGTACTCAGCGGAAAGTGACGGCGCTTGGACATATACCCGACAGGCAGTTGAAGGGAAGACTACAGGCAATGCTGATGTGGACTCTATCCTCTTCCTGTGGGTCAAGAAGCAGCAGTCAGGGCCTGATGATGGAAACATCACGGCCTATTTGCTATGAATCACCGCATGAATACCCCGCTGGCGGTGTACCGGGTCGGCTGCCAGCAGGATGCCGATAATCTATTCAGTGATCGGAAGGCGGGTAAGGTCGCGGATCTGAAGTGTTTCGTTGTTAAGACGCAGACTGATGCCAAGGCAGAGTCCACTCCTGTCATATACATTGTCAAAAAGACAATCGGGGTTCCGAAGACAGCAGGCGTCCGAATCAGTGACGAAGTGTTACTGTTCGGACGCAGGTATCTGGTGATTGACTCTAACCCACGCCGTTATTGGCGTGAGTTATTGGTGACATGCGAGGTGAAAGGCAGTGAGCGTGCATGATTTTGACGGACTCGCGAAGAAATTCAAGAAGCTGAGCGATGAAGGTGTTAACCAGATCCTTAAGAACATTGCTGAGGCTGTGGGTGAAACACTTTTGAACCTGGTCATCGATGAGATTGATAAACAGGGGCTGATTGACACTGGATTGATGTGGAACTCCTTTACTCGTGGAGAGGACAATAACATTTGGGAATGGGATATTGACCGCAATTCTATTACTATCGAAGTCGGTTCCAACCTTCCTTACGCACGTCATCTCAATGATGGATACACCATCCGTAAAGGACATTATGTTCCTGGATTCTGGAAGGCGAATGGTCAGTTTGTATATGATCCAGCTGCAAAGACAGGGTTTATGGCAAAACCTCGTGTCTTCATTGGTCGACAATACTTTGACATCGCTGTGAAGGAGTTGGAAGGTGGTATGAACGCACTGATTATGAAGCGGTTAGAGAAAGAGTTGGGGAGGATGCTGTCATGATGGATGTGGGATTGAAAGCCTGGGCTGATATTGTGAAGCGGGTGTACCCTGACTTGCCGATCTTGCGGGATAAGTCGAAATGGTTGGCAGGTCAATTTGATCGTCCTAGCGTTTTTATCGAAACAGACCTTGTGTCTGATAATACGCACACACCCCAATCGAATCGGATCATCGAGGACGTGGGCCTGGTCTTTCATTACGACATTGAACGTATCGGGGATGAGGAGAAAGGAGAACCGATCCCCTTAGACTTATCCCCTTTCTTTCTCTTCCTTCGTCAGCGGCGGTTCTGTGTGGTCTCATCGCGCTTTGGGGTGATGCTCGTTATCGAGACTCCGCGCACACGGCCCACGAATGACCGGATGGAAGTTACGTTTCGATTTTCATATCTGATTCACGTTCCGAAACTCATAATTAAAGATGACGGGCAGTCTGTTCAGAAGATTAATGAATTTTTTATTGATCCAGATTGTTTTAAAGTTTGATTCTGTTGCTAAGCTAACGGGTAGTACAGTTGAGTTTTTTTAAGTATCACATAAAGTTGTTCGACACTGTTTATACGAGGTTGGATAGTATGGAGTGATTTGGTAATAATACACCTAATCAACCTTTAGGTGGGATAACATGAGAAGGATTTTTATGTGTTTGTTTGTTGCGGTAATATTTTTAACAAGTTCCGTGGTTCTTGCAAAGGAAGGCCCTTTCCACACATCAAAATATCACAAATTGGATAGCACTACACTAAACAAAGTCAAGCAGAAAGCGACTTTCACGTTACTTGTTCCTGAAAACATGCCTAACGAGTGGACAGTAGAACTTAAATATCCTTATCCGTTAGACACCACCAAGCCAATCCAAAGCGTTAGGTTACACTACTTTGATAAAGATGAAAACTATATTCTAGGAATTGAAGAACATAAGGCGGTTGGTTATAAAATAAACCGAGTTGTCACTAACATCGATGTTCGTAACCAAACAAGTACAACAAGAACTGTAGTCGAGGATTTTAAATTTAATGAACGTGGAGAGAAAATTAACATAAACGGAATCGAAAGGCGATTTGAGCCATGGGTTAATCATCTACCAGGAGGATACCTACGATGGGTACAAAATGCTACTTTCATTGAATTCGACAGCGGAGAATTGACTAAAGAGGAAATGGTCGCGTTAGCAAAATTAATGAAATGATTAAGTGGTTGAACTAACGGGACACAATAGTACAGATTAACCGCCAAAGGAGAGGCGGTTTTTCTTTTGGTCAGAAAAAGGAAGGAGCACTAAAATATGAACATAAAAAAACAGATTCGGCAGCCTACTAATATTGTTTCAGATGCTCTGAACAAGCGGAGTAAGCAGGAATGGATTGAGAGCGCAGTGGTTTTGAAGCGGGAACGCTTTGAGATCGCCGGCGCTCTTTTTGATTGTGAGGAAGATTCCCTGCTGTCTCAGCAGGAAGTTATTCAAAAGGTACAGGCCTACTTGGGTCTGAAAACAAAGGAGGAAACAGTGAATGTCGATACAACGGAATAGACCAGGTGCGTATGTGGAGCTGCAGGCGGTTGCGAAGTCTCGTGTCCTATCGGTATCTGGTCGAGTTTTGGTACCGTATCAAGCGGAGTGGGGACTGCCGAATAAAGCAGTGGATATGGCGGATCAGTCCGAGCGCTTCAAGGAATCTGGTCTACGAGTAGATGAGTTGGAACTGGCTGCAGAGAATGGCGCGACGGTAGTGGGGTATAGGGTTACCAATGGGAATGAGGCAGCTGCTTCGGTTGCAGTAGCTAGTAGCTACACAATTGAGGCCCGTTATCCAGGTACTCGCGGAAATGATTTTGAGTACCTAATTCGGGCGAGTCTGGTGGATGCGACAAAGAAAGAGATTGTCGTTCGGGATACGAAAGGTATTTATGATACTGAGACGTTCTTGGTCGCTGATAAAACTGAAGCTATCAATGCTCTGAAAAAGTCCAACATGGTACGTTTTAAGGACACAGGTGCAACGGCGTTGGCTGATGTTGCCTATACAAAGTTGGCCGGTGGAGTTACCGGTACTGCAGCGATTACGGCAGCCAATTGGAGCGGTATATTTAATCGGATAGATGGCCTGGTATTTGATGTCGTGTACTTGCCTTCCTCGGACGCAGCGGTACAAGCTGCTGCTAAGCAATGGCTGCTAGATCGGCGTAGCAAGGCTCGCAAGCTGGCACAACTGGTCATTGCAGGAGCATCGGGGTCTGATGATGATATTGAAGCTCATAACACGCGTAGCCGCGCAGCTAATGCTCGTTTTATCATCAATTGCTCTTTAGCTGGCGAACATTCTAACGGAAAGATCTATACTTCCCAACAATGGGCGGCATGGGTAGCTGGCCTTGCGGCTGGAACACCAGCGAATAAATCATTTACAGGTGTTAAGGTACCAATGACTGAAGCACTAGTGGACTGGAGCCATAGTGAAGTTTTGAAGGGGTTGGCTGAAGGCACACTGATGGCTACCCGTGACGGCTACGATTATATCATTGAGTCAGCAGTGAACACATTGACCACGCTTGGTGCCGGAGAACGGGAGGATTTCGGTAAGATTAGGGTTTCCATGACGATTGACCAAATCCTAAATGACATCTACGCTGCAGGCAAAGCAAATAAGGCTAAGTTGGACAATGATAAGGATGGTCGGGGGATGTTTATCGCAGCGGTAGTTAGTTATCTGAAGACTCGTGCTGAACAAAAGGCGATTGGCTCAGAATTTACATTTACTGAGCATCCAACGAAGAAAAGTGATATGGATTATGCTTACTTCTCCCTGTCTGCAAAACCGCTGGACGCCATTGAGATCTTTAATATTGATTGGGAGGTGGCATAGTAGATGGAACGTGAACTTATTGGCCGTAATTTATCCGTGCAGGATGACAATGGCGACTCGATTCAGACGATTAAAGAAGTGGAGGTTATTCTGAAGCCGGAGACATTGGATATTATCCGTGCGCGGAAGATGTCTAAGACGAAACAGATTGTCGGGTATGAGATCACCGTAAAGCTGGTTATGTCAAAACTGGAGTCCTCTCTTCGTTACAGGCTCCTGGCTGATTTTAAGGCGGGTAAGACGATGTTCCTGGACCGGATTACCGGCTCTCTTGAGGACATGCAGACTGGTAATGTGGAGAGAGTAATGATCAGCGGCGTACACATTCATGACGAAATGGATTTGCTGGTTGCCAAGATTGACGACAACAATGGCATCGATATCACTCTTTCCGGTACCGCAAATGATTTTGATTTCATTGAGCAGTTCCCGGCTTATATGGCATAGGAAAAATACGTGTGCTAAATATTCCTCCTTAATTAAAGTAGCCGAAACCATATCGTAACGTGTCTATGTCCCCTATAATACAATTGATAAAAGAGATTTATAGGGGGCATTTATTTGACAACTAATCCATATGTGCTTGATCCTATTTTTTTAGAAGACTTCAAACAAACTATTAACGATCATGATTCTTATCTAATTAATCGATATTCAGATTTTAACGGTGTTAATAAGTGGAATTTAATTTGTTCTGCTAAAGACTGGCTTCATGTAAGTGTATATGGCATTTCCTTTATTAATTTGAATCATGAAAATGATGATGCTCGATCGCTTAATGTTCTTCAGTATATTATGGCCTTAGATTTAATCGTACAAGCAATCAAACAACTATTTAGAGTGATACTAAATAAGGATAGTTACCCCCTTGAAAGAGATAAAACTGTCTTTAATCGTGTGGTGACCGACGATGATCATTTTATCCAAATACGAGCTTGTTTTGCTGCCCATCCAGTTAATCTAAATAGTACAGATGGTACTAAAGGTAACAAAGAAAAATTTTTTGCATCATGGTCAAGCAACAGCTCAGGTGAAGATGCCTATATTGTATACCTATATAGTAATAAACCAGGTGAACAACCACATCCATTTTCTATTAATCTACATGAAATATATGTTTATGCAAAGATGAGATACGAACTCCTTAATGAATTGATAGCTTTAATAGAAAAAGAGAAAGAATTGTTTGTTGAAAGATATAAAATCAAAACTATCCAGAAGGTTCAAGAGCCTATTGAGCAGCTACGAATACTCTACACGGAGAATATAGAGAGAATAGCAGAAGGAGATGGTTATGAATTTGAAATTCTAACATTGTTAAGTCTTTATAATGCTCCTCAAAATTTTCATGGAGAAGATTCGAGTTTATATAATGATTTTCTTGCTTCTTTAGGGGATTTAATAAATGATATTTTTGAAAATCTTCAAACAATGAAATTTGAGAATTTATCTCATGCACACCTACTTCATCCAAAACGAAAAAATTATAAAGAAATCTCTTATGATATCACTAAAATTTTTGAATACATTTTTAATCCTACCTACTCTTCTTCATTATTAGAGCATCACATAAGTCAACTCGTAAAAAAAGGACTACTTCCGTCTTATGCTAATAGTCAAACAAATAAGCAAGATCTCCATTTAATGATATTAACTAGGATGAACAAAACTTGGTGAATTAAAAATCGGTAATGGCAAAAGTCGCTCATTTAGCGGCTTTTTTTTAATTCGTTAAATGAAAATTTATTAGGAGGTTCTATCATGAGCGATAAATTAGAAAAATATCTATCTAAAGGTAAAGCAGATCGGAAGGATGATGCAATTACAGTGCCAGCAGACGGAGAAAACTGGTCTGTACGCCGACTGACCACTATTGAGGTACGCCGAGCCTATGAGCTGGCCTATGAGGAAAACGGTGATCCGAAAGATTCCTATAACGAGATTGACGTCATGATCGTTAAGGCAACCGAACATGAATTTGATTGGAACAATAAAGATTTACTACTTGCCTTCAATTGCACCAGCAAATATGAGCTGCCACCGCGTATCCTAGACAATCCTGCTGATTATTCGGAGCTTAGCAAAGCTGTGCGTAACTTCCAAGAAACAAAGGACGAACTTATGAAAGAAGCAAAAAACTCATCAAGCAAGACGGAGAAGCAAGCTGGGTAGCATCCTTTTGGATTAACCAGAAGCGGCTGCCGGCTGAGATCCTGCCTTATGAGGTGGATAAGCAGCGGCAGTATTTTTTCTGTCTTGCGGCCGGTATGGTCGCTGAAGAAGAAGCCAAGCGCCTGGCCAACAAGAAGTAGGCGGGATGGAGGTGAAAGATTATAGCAGCAACAACAAAAGTGATGGTCCCGTTCGAAGCGCGGGATCTTATTTCCGGTGCTGTCCAGAATATGCGGAAGGCCATTCTTGGGGCGACTAATGATTTACTGGATTTTCGTCGAGCTTCTGGACAGATGGGGGAAAACCTTGTATCTGATCTTCGGCGATCCCGAAGCGCAGCGGATGATTTAGGTAGTCGGATCAATGAGGCTGCAGACGAAACTCGGAGACTGGGACGAGCGAACATTGATGATATTTTCAGGCGAGCTCGCTCCGGTGCTGACGATTTACGCCGCTCAGCATCTCGTGCAGATTCGGAGATCCGCGGAATGAGTGATTCCCGTGTGCACTTACGAGCACAAGATGAGGTTAGTCCAGTCCTTGATGGTATATCTTCCAAGATTACAACGATTGCGGCAACTGCAGGTGCTCTAGTGCTAGGCGGTGGGATCAAGGACGCATTATTCGGGAATGTCATGGATTACTATTCCGAAGCTTCCCGAAGCGCTGCCTTACTGCCTGCAGCTTCACGTGATCAAGGCCTTCAGACTGTGGACGATTTAAATGCTCAGGGTATTATCCCATCTCGGACGGAAGGGGCCAGACAATTAGCAGATATTGCCCCACTAGTCCGGGATAAATCCCAAACTAGCGAGTTTCTGAGCGCTTCAGCAAAGATGAAATATCTCCTACCAGATGCAGGATTCGAAGAGATCAACCGCGCAGTGGCGCAGTCAGCTGATACGTTTGGCGAAACTTATGCTTCCGTGACTGACAGCATGATATATGCCTATGAAAAAGTCGGAGACCGACAGAAAGATCTCTTCGACACCTTTTGGGAGTACAGCGGTTATTTCAAAAACACCGGTGCAAACTCTGGTCAAATGGCCAACTTCTTGACACAGAGCGTGGAGGAGGGAGCCTTCAATTTTGATAAGCCTGCCGATTTTATCAAAGAGACATTCGGCGTTAAGGCTCTCGATGCTGGCGATATGGAGAAGTATTTTGCACTACGTGGAGCTGGAAAAGCTGAGGCAGCAAAGCAGGCTGCCTCATTTACTGGTGACATTAACTCCGGTGAGGAGCAACGTGCAAAGGGAGCACTAATGGCCCTAGTTGCTGATTTAGCCAGTCAGTCACAGAGTGAGTTGAAAGCTTCTCTAGTATCCCTTGGATCGGCTACAGCGGAAGACAACGGAAGTGCTGTACTTAAGACTTTTCAAGTACCTTTTCAGCCTGCACCTTCAGGTATTGTAGGGACGACGGAAAGAATGGTTAAAGCCCAGCAGGATGCAAACCCCATGCAAGATATCATTCAGACGCGTGCGCAGATCGATCAGCAAATGCAGGAGCTGGGAGCGAATCTTTCAACAGCAGTTCTTCCAGCACTAAAAGAATTCAATACCCTTATCACAGAAAACAAGGAAAAAATTCAGGCCTTTGGTTCAGGAATTGTAAAAGTGGTAACAACCGCAACCGAATTGTATGGGAAGTTTTTTGATGAAATTAACGTCGGAGCTGGATTGTTGGTTGGAGCTTTTGCTGCGAATAAAGTTTATAAGGGCTATCAAAAGAGTAAAAATGTAGCTTCCGACTTAGGTGGACTTTTCAGAAGAAGATCATCTGGTGCTAGCCAGTCACCTGTAGACGAAGTAGGCACTTTTTCACGCCGCCGATTCACCCTCCGCCGAAATAATACTGGCGGTACATTTGGCGGTTTGGGTGGTGGCCTGAGCTCTTTATCAACCATGACTGTAAATGCCAGCGTAGTTTATCTGAATGAAGCTGGTGGTTTGGGTGGCTCTCTTGGTGGGCAAGGTAGTCGCTCGGGAGGTAGGTTATCCCGGCGCGGGCGCACCGGTGCTACTGGTTCTAGCACCCGAACAACGACAGGTGGCAGCGCTACAGGTGGCTCGATTAGAGCGCGCCGGGGCGCACGAACTACTAATATTCCTGATGTCGATTCAATTCCAGACGTTGCAGCGAGAAGAGGACGAGTTACTTACCGTAATACCGCTCGACTCCGGGGGACATCAGCTATTCCAGAGGTCATCACAGATGTTTCAGATATACCTGCTCGCCGTGGGGTGTTAAAAGGCTTAGCCAAAGGTGGTACCAAAGCCGTAAAAGCATTAGGGATTGCAGGTACTGTGGCGGGTATTGGCATGACAGGCTATGACCTGTATCAAGCATCAAGAGACGATGGGTTTAAAGCCGGAGTATCATCTACAGGTGGATCATTGGTCGGAGGTACAGCAGGGGGAATCCTGGGTGGTGTTGTTGGTTCATTAGCTGGACCAATAGGCACTGCAGTAGGAGCAGCAGCAGGCGGATGGGTTGGCGATAAATTGGGTTCCCTAGCCGATTCGAGCGGGGTTACCAAATCCGTTGTTGATGGAGTGGTTTCGGCTGCTGGCGGTATTAAGGATGCGGCAGCTTCAATAGGTGGTTGGCTCGGCTTCGGCAAAAAAGAAGAGAAAAAGCCAGAGGTTAAACCCCCACCTGAATCCAAGATCACCTTTGGTAACTTGACACCGGAACGAGAAAAACAATTACAGGATACCTTCAACGCTTTCCGGGCCAATGTCGCCAAGGATGGATTAAAGACTGCATTGACCAGTGCTGTTAACGAGAGCGGTGTTAAGGAAACGGTCGATAAGATTAAAAATACATTTGTTGGCGCGTGGAAAAGCACAGAATCGGGCAATGCTCAGCAAAACGTGCAGGCTGTTGGAGCAGCTGCACAGAAAACAGCTGGACAGACTCAGCAGTTAGGTGTAACCACGAAAATCAGCACTGCTGGAATTGTTCAGGGTGCTGGTGCAGCGGGAGCGAGTATGTTCGAAATCGGGACTGCAGTAAAGACGGCGACGGATGAGACGAAGCAGCAGCTGCTATCGATCCAAACGGTTACGAGTCAGAGTGAAAGCTGGGGCAGTACCATTATTACGAGGATTTCCAAGGGGATGCAGAGTAAATTCCCAGAACTTAAGTCGACAGCAATCGGTGCTATGGGTATTCTGAATACCCTGAATGGAGCAGGGTCTACGAAATCATTTGGTACACCAAGTCTTATGAAATCCAGTGGTGGTGCCGCATATGCAAACGGCGATATTATTACTCGACCTCATATCGGGTTGGTCGGTGAAGCTGGACCGGAGGCCATTATTCCTCTCTCTGCAGGGCGCCGGCAACGCGGGGTGGAACTGTGGGAACGTGCGGGAGCAATGTTGGGCGTTCGGGCTTACGCAAACGGAGGGATTGTTGGCGCGCAGCCTTTGCGAACTCAAGCTTACAAGGCTAAAGCCTACATTGATGATAACAACGACAGAATAGGTTACGGAGCCGGCTATGCCGAAGGGATCCATGGCTCACTTGAAATGGTAAAGAAGCAAGGTCTGAAGCGTTACACCAAGGCGATGAGTAAAGCGAGCAGCCTCACTGATGCTTATAAGATACGCTCAACGGGTCATCAATTGCGTAGGCAGGCTGCCAAGATGAAGACCTTTGCCAGAAGTACGAAACTACTTGGTAAAGTGGTTCGACCTGTTGGCTACGCCATGGATGCTTGGGATATCCTGTTTGCTAGCAAAGGAAACCGCGGGCGACAGACTGCTAAAGTAGCTGGTGGAATCGGAGGCGGGATCTTAGGTGGTGCGGCTACAGGTGCAATGCTTGGAACCTTTCTCATGCCTGGTGTAGGTACAGCCGTTGGCGGTGCGATCGGGGGGCTGTTAGGAACAATCGGCGGTGAGAGGCTGGCCACAAAAATGTATGATGGTATTTCTGGATTCTTTGGCCGTCGAAAAAAGCGCAAGAAGAAGTACGCCGATGGTGGGCTTATCAGTGCTCCACATATGGGACTGGTCGGTGAAGCCGGTCCGGAGATGATTATCCCACTTTCGAGGCAGCGGAGTAAACGAGGAAGAGCATTGTGGGAACAGGCGGGGAGCCTACTTGGTGTTCGTCCCTATGCAGATGGTGGTGCGGTAGGTATGAGATCGTCCAGCATCCCGTTAGCGAAGACACTGGC